CTTGCCTTCTCTGCTGCTGTCTTAGGATTCTTACCAGCTCCTGATACACCCTGTTGTCCATAGCGTATAGTCTTAACTTTATCGCCTTCTTTGGCTACAACTACATGACTCTTAGTAGGGTGACTAGGTGTACGCTTAGGCTTGTTATAGCCGCTTACACCAGCCCTAGCTAGTCTTGGGTCTTTTTTTGCTGGCATTCTTAGCTCCTGTTTCTTCTATTTGTTTCTCAAGTTGTGCAATCTTCTTAAAAAGCTCCTCAAACTGTACATTTACTTGAGCTACTACGTGTTCTAAGTCTCTATTGCTGACCATTGGGCATCATTCCTTGTGGTTGTGGTTGAGGAGCTGCTGGTCGAGGCTGTGGAGCTGCCTCTTTAGCAACATTACCCTCTTTTACTGCTACTTCACGCTCTTTTAGTAGCTGTTTAGAGATTTCTAAGCGTCTTTGGAACTCTTTATCGTCTGCATCACCCTTATCTAGGTTAGTAGTGACAGCTTTAATGCGGTCAATCTCCAGTTCCTGCGGTATAGCCTGTGCTTCAACTGCAATCTTCTGCGCTCTAGCCTGCGACTCAGCGGCTTGGCCGTTAAGTGCAGCAGTTTGTGAAGCCTGGAACTCCATCTGACCCTGTTGAGCCATCTGTTGAGCCTGCTGTGCTTCTGGATTAGGCTGATTAGCCTGCTCAAGAGTAGCAATAAGCTCTTCACGGTTAGACAGGTTCATGTTGTCGATGATAGACATAACCAGCTTAGGATACATTGGCGTGTCTGGTGACATGGTTTGTAGCAACTGTACAAGCTGAGTCACTTCATACTCACGAGCAATAATGCCTAGTGAGCTAGAGGTGTGGAACTTGTAGTCAGCTACTGGATACAGCTCAGGTTCAAACTGCATGTAACGGTAAGCAGCCTTCTGTACGAATGGAATCAGGAAGGAGTCTTGGAAGTTGATTAGTGTACGCTTGTGACGCTTAATGATAGCACCCAGTGACATAGAGACACCAGCGGCTGTAGCGTCACCATTAATAGAGCCAGAGATACCAGCACTGTCGATAGCGCCTGTGGCAGTCTGTACCATAGTCTGTAGTGACTGAGCCTGTGCAAAGGTAATCTGGTTAACCTGACCAAAGTTAAATGGCTGTAGTATCTCACCAGGGTTGCCGTTGGTTAGAATGGTCTTACCTGGCTGTATGCTAGGTTTAGCACCTCTAGGCATGCGTGAAGCATCCATAGCCATCATTGGGTGGATGGTTAGTGCTAGAGCATCGATTCTAGCGCGTAGTTCTGCGTCTAACGCCTTTTGACTGTTATACCCTTTCTCACATACTCCTCGACCCCAGAAGCGGCTAGGAACGACATCCCATGGGAATGCTACGACAGGACGATCCTGCATCATGTACGGGTTCTTCTCAGCCTTCAGCAGAGTACCACCGTTGGCTATAACAACCATAGCTTCAGTGTAGTAGGTATCTTCTTCTTCTTCACCAAACTCTACAACTTCTTCGTCTTCTTCAGCATCTTCCATAGCTGCTTTTAGCAGGTGCGTAGGAACAAGGCCGTAGTATTTAGTCAGTCTAACCTTGTCTTCAGGAAAGGTAGTCAGTTCCTGATCAGGTTCTAAGTCAAAGTCACTGGCAGCAACAGACAAAGGCTCGTCACGATATACACCTTTTTCCTGTAGTTGCTCAACCAAGTGGCTAGACACATACTCGTCTACTGCACAACCCAGCGCAGTGTCGATGTCTGTAGCTACTGGGTCAATCAGGAAGTTCTGCGGCATAACAGGACGCAGCTTAACGCATGTACGGTCTTGTATGGTAACGCCTACTGCTTGTAGCTCACCGCCCATAACAGGCTGTGTAGCAGGAGCCATCTCTTTTTCTTCTTCTATAACAACTTCTGCAATGCCTGTACCGAAGACAGCAGCGTTGATTAGACACTCAGCTACGTTCTTACGTACTTTATTCTTTGCAAAGTCTTCTTCCAAGTAACTACGAAGGGCTGCGATGTCAGCAGGGTTCTGATCACGTACATCGTCTTTGATGTCGAACCACTTACCACGACCAAAGGTAGCTTCCTCTAGCTCTGCTACAGATGACTCAACAGCCTGCTGTAGCGCAGGAGATATAATCTTGGAGCGTTCTGACTGACGAGTCTGGTCTTCTGATGACCACTGACCACGCCACAGTCGATAGTATTCGTCAAAGCGTTGTGAATAGTTAGCTTCGTAATGATCGCGCCAGCTATCGCACTTATCCATTACCCAGCCTTCAATGTCCTGCTCTAGCGTGAAGTTGTCGTTGCCTTCTAGTTCCATAATTAGTAGCCTGCGTATTTGTCTAGGAATTCGTAGTCCTCTTCCTCGTAGTCAAATGCATAACTAACCTTAGCTAACTGGTCAATGTATGCAAGAGCATCTATCAAGTCATCGTGGACTAATTGATTAGGGAACTGGAACAACTCGTCTAGGAACTGAGCATTCCACTTACCTTTGTTCAGTGTTAAGTTACCGTGTTCTAGGCGGCCTTGTAGTGCCCACACGATCCTATCTGTCTTTTTCTTGTTGCCGTGTGTTAGCTCTTCAACCCTAAAGAATGTCTGGTTCTTCTTCATTATATCGTTCAG